TACCGGTCCAGTTTAGTCGCCTCAATGGACCTAGTGGGTGTCGAACCCATCACCTTCTACTGTTTCGGTCCTTCGAAGAAACCTAGACAGCGTGACTTTCTCTTGCTAACACTTTAACAAAACTAATCAAGAGCTTGTAGACCAAACTACAATTTACCGGTTTCTAGACGAACTCTTAAACTTGGTGGTTAGTGCTGTTGCGACACAGCGACATCCCTTGAGCGAGAGCGTAGGAACTTAATCTACGGGTAAACACCTCTTGGGTCGAACAGTCAGGACACCTACTTGTATTGTACTCACTGACACTTGTTCAAGGTGTTTCGCTTTTTTATACTTTCGTTTCCAACTAACCAAAACTTGGTAGGCCCTCTGTGAGTCGAACACAGCACCAACGGATTATGAGTCCGCTGCTCTAACCAACATGAGCTAAGGGCCTTTTAATTTGGCGGTCTGTAGGAGACTCGAACTCCTGTAAAGGGATAGACAATCCCCAGTAATAACCTCTATACGAACAGACCTAAAACTTAATTTGCGTTGAGGAATCGAACCTCGTCTGAGCATTTGGATGCCTACTCCACTTTCGAGTCTCGGACTTCTCAGTGCTACCATTACACTATACGCAAAACTTGGTGGACAGTAATGGATTTGAACCACTGCGCTTTTTACAGAACGGATTTACAGTCCGTCGCCTTCAACCACTCGGCCAACTGTCCTAAACTTGGTAGAGCATAGCGGAATCGAACCGCTCTTAGTGGACTGAAAACCCACTGTCCTAACCGATAGACGAATGCTCCACTATATGAAAACACACAGGGGTGTTTGATAGAGATCGCAGTTTTGAACCTGCCCTACCGTGCCGTCCACGGACTTGTCTATCAAGCACATTACAGGTCAAGTTGTTCCAGCGTGACTACCGTAACTCGTGATTTGCATCACTGATACGCCCATCTTTCGTGTGACCTAGCCAATGCCAGTCCGTCAACTGGAATCCATTGCTAGGTCACCTACTGGCTTGGTAACCCTAATGTGTTTACATATAGTGCCCAGAACTCAATCTGAGTACACCATAATCAAATTTTTAACGAACTCTTAGCACTGTGTCGATGCACTGTGCTGCTTTCTAACTAGTCTCTAGTATAACACATTGTGCAATACTGGTCAAACACCGCCATAAAAAAACCCGCCTAGTCTGCGGGTCTTTGGTGAAGTAATAATTTTTTTACTTACAGGCAAAGACCCCCGGGACAATCGCGCTCATAGGCTATCTCCAGGCCGATTGGCGTGTTGTTGACAGTGAATGTGATTTGTGTAATCATAGTGTATTATATATGCCTTTTGTTTAAAAGTCAAGAAAAAAGGCTATCAATGTAGCCTTTTTAACATTGGCGGAAGTGGTAGGATTCGAACCCACGATACCTTGCGATATGACTGATTAGTAATCAGCTGCCTTAGGCCACTCAGCCACACTTCCTAAACTCGTTCATTGACTCGAACACGATGTCGTGCAGTGGCCAATCCTTTGAAGCGATCCGCAGCATAACTGGCAGCAAACGCTTCAGGTTTGACCAATGGTGTTATGTTGCAGGTTCCTTTTATATAGCCAATGGCCTGTGCAATCACACAGCTGGATCCGTGGCGTTCGTCTGGGTTGATGTCCAAGTGTACTTCAACCACACGGTCATTCAGCACTTCGCCCAGTCGCTGGTACATGTCAGAAACTTTGTACACTTCGTTCATCAGTCGCATGCTGGGCCGTGCAGTTTTTTGGTCATAGTCACGCTCGCGGCACACTTCACCAAATATCTTGCATCCGCTGTTGCCGTCGATATGCACCACAATGGCCATTGTATAATCAGCCCACCATTCGTTGTTGACTCTGATTCGTTCGCTGTCGCAACCCAAATAAATGCGAGTCATTGGGCCTTGTGCTTCTATAAATTCTTTTACTTTTACAAGATTAATGCTTTGCATAATTTTCTCAAATCGATCAACATAAAAAACTGGAGCGGGATGGGAGAATCGAACTCCCGACTTTAGATTGGAAATCTAAGGTAATACCATTTTACGAATCCCGCAATAGTGTACCGATGCTTATACAAGCAGGAGCATTGCTCGGTACCACACAAAGGCAGGATTTAAAAAGAGCCTGCACTCTGACTACTCTATTTACTCTTTAAAATTCAACAATCAATTAACTGGAGTAGCGGGTGAGATTCGAACTCACGGTTTTAGGGATTTGCAATCCCTTGCATTGGGCCTCTCTGCCACCGCTACTTTAAAATTCCAAGCCTACATTGTAGGCCCATTGCCATTACGGAAACCCACTGCACCACCTTCTGCTTCAATGCGTTTGATCACATCTTCAAACAGGATCGGTGCAAAGTCAGTCTGTTCCACGCATACACAATGGTAGCGTGGATCAATCTCGTTGCTGTACAAGATTTCACCTGTTTTTGCATCAACTCCACGAGCCTTGCGCACACGATTTGCGTGAGTATGTCCGTGTATGTTGGTACCAAAACGCCCCAAGCTGTCGCTGTGTACAGGAATATGACTCAATATCATTCCGTTCATCACATGGTATGCACGAAGTTCGCGAAAGTATTCTCTATACTCGTCATCACGGAAGATGTCGTGATTGCCACGGATCAGCACCTTGTCACCGTTTAAGCGAGCCAGGGTCTTTAATGCTTTGCGGTTTATAACCACATCACCCAAGTGATATACCTTGTCTGTGGGACGGACTCGTTCGTTCCAGGCCTTGACCATGGCTTCGTCCATTTCCTCGGGACTGTCCCACGGGCGAAGCTTTGTAACACCATCGTTACGGGTAAAGCGGCATACACCCATGTGTCCAAAGTGCGTGTCGCTGACTAAAAATACACTGGGCATCTTGCCCTCCTTTCCTTGCGTTGTAGCCTATATTATAGCAGATTGCGACTTTGCAGTCAATCAAACGGCTATTGTAATTATATCGTACTATAGTTAAATACGATAAATGAAATATTCTTTGTTGTTTGTGTTGTTAGTGGGCTCCGCAGCATTAAATGCTGTGGCACCACCAACGGAAAAATTAGATAAAAATGAACAGTGGGTGTGTACACGATGGACTTGGACCGGAGATGTTTTTGACCGGCAAGTTCAATGTCAGCGCTGGGAAAAGCGATTTAAACCAGGATAACTGCACAGTTTTATTTTTAATAACCCTGTGTAAATATTAAAAAAGAAGAAAAGAACCAACATGATTGATCCGATAACCGCACTGGCTGGTATACAAGCCGCTGTTGCATTGATTAAAAAAGTATCTAAAACTGTAGACGATGTAGCGTCTCTGGGCCCGGTGCTGGGCAAATACTTTGATGCCAAGAGCACTGCATCCAAGGCCATGGTAGAATCTAGAAACAGTGGTAAAAAATCCAGTATGGGCACAGCCATACAAATCGAAATGGCGCTGGATCAAGCAGTACAATTCGAAAGAGAACTACAATTGCTGTTCATGCAAACAGGCAAGATAGACGTTTGGAACAAGATCAAGGCCAGGTCTGCTGCCATGGATGCGGATGCGGCACATGCTATCCGTCGTGAAAAAGAAGCAGCAGAGCGGCACAAAAAAGAACTTGAAGATCTAATAGAAACAGTATTATTGGCAACACTGCTAATAGTAGTAGTGTTGGGAACCATATGGGGAACCTACGAGTTGGTTACGCACTGTAAATTGGTGGGCTGCGGCCGCTGACACTATAGATTATACCTGCCAGATTTCAGCAAAACCTTCTTCTTCAGTGGGCATTTCAAATTTGCTGATCATATCTTGTACTATTTCATCGGGAATGTGTTTGCCCGGACGACTGTTTAATCTGCGAGCATGTTCCGGTGCATCCGGTGTTCGAAATACCACTGCAATGTGCTCATAGTTGGGCAACTCAACAAACTTTTTCCGACGGCTTTTTGCTGTGGTACTGGTCTGATCCCATACAATATCTAACTGATATGCCGCAGCCATGTTGACATTTATCATCATCTGTTTGACAGCAGTGGGCATGTATTCCTCAAACACTTCACTGTAGGTTTTGCCTTGATCCTGAGCATGGCCCTCCACATGCTGATCTGTGGACACATACTTGTGATCTTTTTTATCTTCGCCCAACCAATCTTGGTTGCGGTACCAGGTGGTCTTGCCCGACGCTGGTACTCCGATCAATTGATAACATTTTGGCATAGTGTGGTTGCTTTCATATACTTGGTGCCCTAGGAGAGACTCGAACTCTCAGCTTACGGCTTCTAAGACCGCTGTGTCTACCAATTTCACCACCAGGGCATATATCTTTACTTGCTATCTGCGCCACGATCCTTGCTGTTCTTGACAACAACACCGCTGCATAGCTGTGCATCAACCATCATGCGCTTGAACGCATTGCGTATGGTTTGATCTTTGAATGGCAGCAAGGTCATCAATGTTTTGTTGCGCTTGCTGAACTTAAAAGTTTTTGTTGGGGTCATGATTGCTTTCTTTAATTTAACTTGATTAACTGACTTACTTAAATGGTGCTCCGAGCCGGAATCGAACCGGCACACCCTTGCGAGCGAGAGATTTTAAGTCTCTTGTGTCTACCTATTTCACCATCAGAGCATGCTTGTATTATAACTTGTTTGTTGATCTTTGTCAACCATTGGTGCCCCCACTGAGATTCGAACTCAGATTTCTTTTAAAATACTCCCTTTTGAGGAGAGTGACTTTACCAATTTGTCTATGGGGGCATGTTTGGCGCGGCCAGCAGGAATCGAACCCACATTCACGGTGTAGAAGACCGCTGTATTATCCGTTATACTATGGCCGCAAATACTTGGCGGAAGACTAGAGAGTCGAACTCTAAAGGCGCTATTAACGCTCGGCTGTTTTCAAGACAGATCCCATCGCCAGTTGGGTTGGTCTTCCGTTATTTGTATTAACTTATCTAAATTTTATATTAATGAGCTGGGTAGCAACTACTCGATCGTTTGTTGCCAATTGTCAATTATAGCACAATCCACAATCGGTGTCAACTGCTTTATTGTACATTGTCATGTATCCATTTCCAATATTCTTCGGTTGTCATGCGGTTCTCCTTGTAGTGCATAATGAAAAACCCTGGAGTTTTTAGTTCCAGGGTCCTTGAAGTTTGGGTTGTTAAATTATTTTAACTGTGCCACCCACCTGGGATCCGGAACTGCTCTAGTCTCAAAGACGCAGATAGCCCTGTGCATAAAATGCACAAAGAGGACGAGAGTGAGTGAATGGTATTCATTATGATTTATTTATCTTTTATATTGATCAACAATTATAACCCATAAATATTTTTATGCTTAAACTGTCCGAAGTACGTCAAGTACAAATTGAATTAACTACCCGTTGCAATGCTCGTTGCCCCATGTGTGTGCGCAACTATCGCGGCATGGAGTTTAATTCTGGATACCCAGTTACTGAATTAACTTTGGACAACATTAAACAATTGCTTCCGGTGAGCTTCTTGAAACAACTAACAAAGGGAGTAAGTTTCAATGGAAATCTTGGAGATTTTGGATTGGCGCGAGATGCCCAAGAAATTGTACACTATCTAGCGGATCTAGAGGTACCAGTGTACATCAACTCCAATGGCAGTATGCGTACACCCGAATGGTGGGCTGGCCTGGCACGGCCCGGAGTTCGCATTGGATTTGCACTGGACGGCATGGCTGACACACACAGTCTATATCGATTAGACACTGACTGGAACCGGGTTATTGAAAATGCCACTGCATTTATTCGTGCAGGTGGCCATGCCATTTGGAGATTTATTCCATTCGATCACAATCGGCATCAGCAAGCAGACTGCGAACAGTTATCTAAAGAGCTGGGCTTTGCCAGATTTGAAAATATAGACGGCGGACGAGACCGCGGCCCAGCGTTTACTCGCACAGGAGATTTTACACATCACATTGGCAGACCATACGATCCAGGCACGCCGGATATCAAGCCGTTGTTGCACAGTCATTTGACATGGTTTGATCCAGCCACTGTGAAAATTGACAAAGATCGCCAGCCGTTGAATATGATTTGCCACCACAAACGAGCAGAAGAAATTTATATTGCAGCCGACGGCACAGTTTATCCTTGTTGTTATTTGGGATTCTATCCGGGATCTATGTCTCATCCCGGCAACAAACAGTTGTTGCCATTGATACATGAAAACAATCTTTTTGAATATGATCTAGAACACTGTATAGGATGGTTTGAAGCTGTGGAAGAAACTTGGAAAAAAGACAGCATTGCCGACGGCAGACTATATGGCTGTGTAAACAATTGCGGTCGGTAGTGAACACGCAGTGTCACAAGATTGAATTTGTGCGGATGTAGTCGACTAAAAATTCATTTAATTTGTGATAATGGTCGGGATGTGCATGTCGTATTTCCTCCGGTTGATCATAATATGGATTGTTGGCCACGCGGGGTTTCTTTGGCACACCACTGTAGTGTTGCCATACTATTGCTCTCCATTCATAACCGTTGACTATTTCTGGTGTGCGCTTAAACAGTTGCAATCTTGGATCTCCGAGATATGACTGGTACAAATCATCGGCCTGTTGATACACCAACACACGGTGTCCACGCTGTTTCAAGTCAGAGATCATTGAAACAATTTTGTACATTAAATCTTCTGTACGATCCAATATACTATAAACTTCCGTTTTTAATTTGATGTCTACAAACTGTTCAGTTTGGGTCTGAGTCCATCCGTGCTGCCAGTGTTCTACAAATTTCTGATTTTGCGGATTAGTCCACCGTCCTTCAAACTCGGTTTGATTTTCCAGTATAGGTATCTCTAATCTACTTAAGAAAGCCATGCCCAGCACATACAAAGTTGGCCGGTCTGTTTGATAACTGTGCTTGAGTGTGGTACGAATGATACGGGTGTTGGCGCTGCCACCCAGTGCCAAAGTTTCGGAAGTGGGAATACCCAACCGATTGGCAAGATCAACCTGACCATGGCCGTCGGAATACGCTTCCATATAACTACATCCATTCACTACCAAATGTTCAACTGATGCCATGATCTTTGGTGATTCGTTTGTACCAATTGTCTGCTATGGCCACCTGTCCTGCAGGGCTGGTGTGATACCCGGGGTCTTTGCCAGTAAACGGATAGTTGCCGTATGTAGAAAGTACACTGTGTGCCTGATTTGTCATGATGTAATGATCGGGAATTATTTTATTAAATGCATTGCGCCATTGCGGTGTATTGCTTGGGTCAAACGGCCATAGCAACACCGGCTGCACCAAAAACTTTAACCCGTCGTGATACATTTGTAAAATGCCTTCGTGTATGATCCATTCATCCTGTTGTTTTTTCCAAGCATTGTCGTATATACTGTCAATCCATGATCGTATGCCAAGTTGTGCATCTCGGTTGATGCGAGCCATTCTGTAAGGATGATCAAAATTTTCTGCCAGCGTGAAGATAGTTTCGCAAATCATGTTGCTTGGTTCTTTTCCGTAATTGACATTCTTTAAACCATCTTCTCGTCGGTAACCATTGCCGCGTGAACGGTCTTGTAGGTGTTGTTCCAGTGGAGGATTGGGGCCATGGCTTGGTGCTTGTGTCCAGTCATACGGTGCTGAGTTTGCAGGAATCTCCATTCGATCCCAGAATGTGGGAGTAACAACAGCAAAGTCTGGTCGTTGTTTACGAATCTCTTCTATTTGAAGTCGTACGCCGCCATTTGAACACCCTTGCCGAGCTAGATTGACCAACTCCCACCCCAGCCGCTCAGCCAGCACTTCGCTCCAACTGGTACCAGGAGCAGTTTGTGATACTGCTGAAAATGAACAACCCGCAACCATTAATTTCTTTTTCATAGTTTATACTCGTTTGTGTGTGTTTTAGGGTGGAAACTGGCAACTATGTCTCGATGCAACGGAAACTCGTCTACGGAATACACACCAGGTTCTATAGTGTATTTAACTGTGCCGCACCCAGGTCCTGCAAAAGTTACCAGGCCGGGTGGATTGCCAACAGCTTGATTTACAAATACATGATGAATGTGACCGTAATCGCCTTGGGCGTTGTGGGTCAATACCAAATCATAATCTGCTATAGTTGATTGTATGTCGGCCCGGGCCAAATCTTCATCAAAGCTGATGTGTTTATTTTCTATATCATGCCAATTGTCGACATACCCTAAAAATTTAATTTGACAGTTGCGCTTGTTCCAAAAATTTACAAACTCGCGTCCTCGTGGGTCTGTGGCAGTATATGTAAGATAACATATAGTCCATTGGTATTCTGGATGGTTGTGTATAAAACTATAAGCAAAGATTACACAGTCATCGGGATGAGCAACCATACATACTGCTTTCATTGGATACCCCTGCTGGCCAAGAAATCTGTATACTGTGTTTGTTGAGCAGGAGTTAATTGAGTCCACGCCCGGCGGTGTATGCTGACTGTGGTAGCATTGGCCATTTCTTTAAACTTACGATCAAATGAAGCAACTTCACTATGACATAAATTGCATGGAATTATATTTGAATTAATGGGTCGCTCAGTGATATTGTAGATTTTGTTAAAGTTGCCAAACTTGTATTGTATCCATCCTGAGTATAATATAAATTCCGTCAGCATGCCTTGATTTTGAAACCATTCAACAAACGATTGTTGAGTGTGTGACTCTAACCACTTGATCATTTCTCGAGATTGAGCATTGTTGATTATAAAAGGAACGCCGCCCGGTCCCAATTGCTTGACAAGATCAATACCAAACAACTTGTTAACTATTTGTTGACTAGTTTCAAATATTGGATAAATTTCTAACTCGCCCACAGTCGGCCTAGATTCTAATGCAGCCATAGATTTAACAAAAAAAGTTTTAGCATCAAGTATCATGCTCCATTCATTACTGCTAACAGTGCTAGTCAATAATTTTAATGCCTGCTGACTTACCCACCCGTCATTGAACGCCGGACCGTTGTCGATCCATGCAGATCCAAATTTTTCTCTTGGAATTAGTTGGACACAATCTTGAAAACGACCCCACCAGGCACAATCAATCCTAGATCTCAATCCCGTCTCAGCGCTTTCATTGATCACTACAAATATAGTACCTAAATCTTTACCATAAACATCCAGACTCCGCGCTTGAGTTTTTAATGTTTCTATCTCGTCTTGAAATACAATTGTGATAATATCAATCATGTTAATAATTTTTTAAGAACTTTTCTAAATCGCCATACAACTGTGCTGTCACTGCTTCGCGGCTGCCAAACATATACACACGCACAGGTATTCGTTTTTCAATTTGTATGTAGTAAGGAGTTTGCAGTTTGCGGTCTAATGCCAGCACAATACGGCGATTGCCCGGTGTTGGTTTGATATCTATTCCGTAATGTGCCAAGTCCAACACACGACTAAACACATAGTAACCGTGGTCAGTCAATCTCATGCCGCCGGTCTTACGAATGTTCGACCACCATGATTTTAATGCAGCTTCTACAGACTCACTGAACTCTGCTGGCAGCTCTGCTGCCAATGCTTGAGTCAATTTTAGTTTGTCACGCACCACTGGGCTGAACAGTATCGCCCTGCTTCAACAACACCACAGTGAACTTGTCAGTCTTGAATTGTGCGTTTAACTTCTTTGAAAGATTATGAGCATGTCCGGGATTGGAGAAAGACACTTTCTTGTATTTGGGGCCAGGAGTCTGCACCAGCATGTTGCTGGTCTTGAGATTGATCGGAGTGTCGTCATAGAATACCGCCCACACGCCCGACGAAGACAACACCTGTTCTGTCTTGTAAGTGGCTTTGTTTGTGAGTTCTAAAAGAACTTTGGGTTTGGGTCTTGACATCATTAAACTCCTACATTTTTATTTATGACAAATATAGGGAGTTATTAGAATGATCCGCCTCCAACTTCAATGGAAATTTTGTCGTTTTGCTGGGCAACAACAGCCACTTCGCGCAGTTGATTCACAGTCAACAGCAGTCGTGTGATGTCGGCGTGTAGATCTTTGGCATCTTTCATTGACATGGTAAAATCTTTTGCGGCTCTGGCTTCAAAGCCCTGTACCCGCTCAATAAATTTTTGAATATGGATACTCATTTGTTAAGATACGGTTTGAGATCCGGAGCAGTCCACCCAGTAGGTTTGAGTACCTTGCCATCTTCACGCTTGCGCACCTTGCCTGTTTCTCGATCAATCTTGGCAAAGTTTGTGCTCATAACTTCTTTCCACGCACCTTCGCCGTCAAAGCCAGCACTGTGGATAGCACCGATAGTAACAACTAAAATATCAATTAATGCATCCAACTGTTCGGTCATGTTGTCGTCTGCAACGGCTTGTTTGAGTTCGGCATGTTCTTCATCTATTAGATTCAGATACATCTTGTATTGAGAAATTGTATACGCATCAGTTTTCTGATCGCATGCTCGCATAAATTTTTCTTGGTCTCTGAATGGATTGGTCATGTTGTTACTTGTTCTTTACTGTGAAATGGGCCCTGATATGGATAGCGTTGTAGTGCAATCAGCTTGGGATCCTGTATCAACTTCCATTTACGACCACGCTTGATAGAATACCATCCGGCAGCAAACCAACTTTTGCTTTTGCGAGTCTTGGTATACAACGGCAAACGATGTGCCACATCCCATACAGGATTATAACATCTGCCCGACACAGGGAAGCCATGTACCCGGCTGGTGTCTGGTTTAGTTGGTACCGCGCCTTTTTCAAACACAATGTTTGATTCACGGGCAGCAAGTTTAATTGTTTTAAATTGTTTTACTTGATCATGTATGCGAACTTGATAGCCGCCGTTCCATGCTTCGATGTTGCCGACCTTTTGATTGTTGTCTTGCAAAATCCAATACTGTTTATCTGCTATTACTTTAGCCACTAACATTTAGTACTCCTTTATATGTCTCGTTCATCCAACGACCAAAGCTGTCGGCACTTTCGCTGCATCTTACCAAATCGTATTTGCCACAGAATTGCATAAATCTCACGCCAACTTGACCAATGTCTTTGTGTGACACCTGTTCAATGATGGCAAGATCCACAGTGTCTTTGACGGCTTGCGGTTGATGTGCAAGATCAATTAACTGTCTATTGCGCTCGTAGTCGTCCAGCACACGGTGTTCTTTGCCGTTATGGTCTGTCCAGCGTTGCAACATGAGATTGTTCCAAGAATAGCCTTTGTTTGTGCGGTCAGCAAATGCTTCTTCTAGACCCACTTTGTTCTTGGTGCCTTTGGTGCGCACACCTGGATATGCCGAAAACACATTGTCGCTGGTGTCGCCACGCATACATTTCTCAAACAACAACCATGCTGGGTCTGGAATCTTTTTGGGTTCTTTTGTTTTCTTGTCAACAACAGGTCGGCCTTTGGCATCAAAGATGCCGTCAACAGTGATAAGTTCGTCTGTGATACCATTGTATTGTTTTACATTTGTGGCCACCAACTGCACAAAATCTGTGTCGCTGCTGATCACAATGTGTTCGTCTTGGGGATGTAGATTGATCCAGCGGGCGATGATATCATCGCCTTCGGCAGTGGGACATCTAAGTACACTACAGTTGGTTCGTTCTGACAAGTATTTAGTCAAATTGTCAAACGCTTCCCAGAACATCTTGTCTTCTTCGGCTTCGGCTTCGGTCAGTGCTGCGCGAGCCACAGCACGGTTGGCCTTGTAAGGTTTATAATGATCCTTGCGCCAGCTGCGACCTTCTAGTGCAAATACCACATGATCTGCTTCAAAGCGTTTGACCACTTTGTTGGCACTCATCAAGGTGGTGTGCAGCGCCACTCCAACTTTTTCCCAAGGATCACTGGCTCGAAAAGCTGTGTGCCTGGCACGAAAAAACATATTGGCTGTATCAATTAACACATAGCGCATGATAAATCTTTAAACTTTGTTGTTGGCATTGATATATTGTAACATAAAACGATTCCAAAAGCTATGGCCGTCGCTGCCAAAATGCCACGATTTGGGCGTAACTGTTTGGATACCTTGTGCCTGTATTCGAGCATTGTAAGTACCTGCGGGATCATACGGATCAATGTAGCTGGTGCCCCAGTCTTTTTGATCCTTGACCGTGCTAAAATCATTGTTGCCGTTGAAGAAAATATGATTTACACCCAATCCCTCTAGGTCAGTATGCAATTGCCAAATTTCCTTGTGTGCTTGTTTGGTTTTTTCTTTCCAATCAACTGAAGATACAAATTCCTTATAGCGTTGTTTGTGTTCTTCAGGCACATCGTCCATACCGCTGGCACCAATTTGATAGTACACACTGTCGATCAACCATTCTTCGCGTTCCCAAGTACTCCATTGGATTACCATCAGCACTTCGTCAAAGTTGCGTATCTTGGTTAACCAATCCCTGGTTGTTCTGAGTATTCTAGTGTTGCTGCTGGCACTCTCAGCACCGCAGTGAAAACTGGCTCTTAATGCTGTTCCCAACCGTGCGCCCCAACTTACTGCTAAGTTTTCTGGGTGTGGCGCACGGCCCATGTAAAACAACTGGCCGTCGTCCATGGCAAATGCATGTGGGTTAACTGCTTCTGCTGCTGCTGTATGGCTGTCGCCGTTTACATACAATATCATCAGGACACTTCTGTTTTGCCGTCGCCGATATCTCGTTGCTTGATAACTCGAGTTGGATTATTGGCCATTTCCTGTTCCCATGTTTCCATGACCACATGCCTACATACATTTTGAAACCAGCGATCCACTATGTCCGAATCTTTGTCGTCGGGCCGGCCTTGATAGCCTGCTCGCACTAGATTGGCCACAAACTTGTCATTCCAATCCAGTTCAAATGCGCCCTGATGCAAGTTGTCAGGATCAATGTCCATGCTCAAGATAGCAACCCAAGGTTGTCCTTTTTCTGTAGCAATTTCTTTTTCAGTTTTGACTGGTGCTTTAGGTTTTTCAACACGAGCTTCTCGGACCACTGGTGCTGGCTTCTTTTTAAATCTATCAAAAAATCCCATTGTGTTTTCCTTTATTATGCCAAACTTGTGTATAGATGCTGCTGCAAGTTTAACTTGAAACCATTCTCTATACAAAACTGTCCTACATATTCATGATTGCGTTGATTGTCGGCCAAGTTCAACAACCCTGGTTCCCAAAAACTAATCACTTCATCCACAGTGCTGCGTTCGGCCATGGTTATTTGGCCTTTCTCTGCTCGCAACAATTTGATCTTCTGTGGAAAACTGTTGTAGACGTTCATTGGGCTACAGTAAACTTCCTTGTTGGGGTTACGCTGTTTCCATTCAAATGCCCAGTCAGGAACTGTGCTGTAAGGTGATTCTGTGTCGGCAGTTACAACAAACTTCAAACAGTCTGCACGGTCTAAAATAGTTTTACTTGGTGCAAGATACTTGACCGGTTTGCCATTTTTCTCAATGCATTTGGGCGAGCATACCAGTGTGACACCGGCGGGCACATCTGTATCAGGTATGCCGTTGCTTTCGACCTGCACTGCTTTGTAGTGCAACAACTGGCGTTTCATCCATCCCGAGATGTTGTTTTGCAACAAGGGTTCGCCGCCGGTCATTACCAACACAACTCCAGGATAGTCATTGCGGTCTCGCACTGCCCACTCAGGCACTGGCTTGCCTTTGCTGACCCAAAAGTTACGAATAGTCTCGTGCGCTTTTTGTTCTAGTTCTGCATAGGTAAACACATCACCGTCATCAAAGAATGTGTCACAAAAACTGCAATCTAAGTTGCATTTGGCCAACCTTATAAACAGTGCTGGCAAGCCAGCATAGGGTCCTTCACCTTGTAGTGTAAAGAACATACTGGTTACCATCAGGGTATTTTCTTGTGCGTCTTTAAAGTACTTCTTGCCAATGATTTCGTTTGTTCCGAACATGTTAATCCTTTGATGTATTGTTAATTATAGCATTTATGTTTTGTGTTGTCAATTGTGTCAATGAATTTTGTTATGTTACGGTAATATGTTCCCATTGATTGTTCCTTCAGTTATTTCCATCCATGTATGGTCGCCCATGTATTTCACCTGTGCCCGATACACATAATCATCGGGCGGTCCACTACTCCATCCATCCGGTCCATGATGAACCAGCAGCATTTTTTCTTTACGTCTGTCCCACGCCAGCCAATAACACTTGCCCATCACCACTTGAAATTGATACTCTGCTGCATGCACTGCATCTGTTACATCCAATCTGCGTTTGATATCCTGTGCTTGTTTTTCTAACACAGCAACCAATTCCATAATTCTATCATGTTCTTGCTGGGCATACATCCTAGCATGATTGATCATTATGTCTTTTTGTTTGGTAACAGGAACCAGTTCAAATTTGGCACCACCAGCTTCGGTAGCATACGGTGTAACATTTCGATTGAAGAACGGAACAATGGCGCCATCTATATCTGCGTCAAAGCTATTTCTGCCTTTGGCAATATTAGATTTTTTTTCTTCGGTCATTGGTGTACTACAGTGATGTGTTCCTATCGCTTGGCGGGTGCTTTGAGTATATCCCAGGCTCGGGCTTTTTCCAGCAGATCTTGCTCCATTGCGCGGTAGCGGTTGCCCAGCTCTTTTAATTCTGCCCACTCTGATTCTAGTCGGGTGTTTGGTTGTAAAATAGCCAATCGTTCGTTTATACTATCCAGTGTTTTCATCAAACTCTGTCCACCAATCACAATATCAGTACCGGGTTGCATTTCAATACCATTTGTGTTGATGGTTATTGTGGAAGTAGTAAACTCATTTGATTGCCCCATGCTCCCACTAATACTAGAAGTCCCAATGGTATCACATGCATACACAGTGCTGGGCCAGGTGTGTGCCATGGTGTTGTCTATTGCCATCGGTTCCGCAAAGTTGACTGTTGACCAGTCTAAATCTGCGGATAAGTTATTTGGTAATTTCATTTATTAAATCTTTCGTGCTTTGACCAACAGGTGCCAGCCTAGATACTCTCTAACAGCTTCTCTCATTGCAGCAGGCATAGCTTCAAACCAAGGCTCCAGTTCATATCGGCCTTGCTTGTATGCTTCTACATTATACATGAAACAGTGATCCTGACGCAACCTCTCAATGTGAAATTGCGATCCCAACAGTGCAGCAATATCATCTTTGGTGTAGCTTTTGGCATACGGGCATCCGGCCTGTGCTTCGTATTGATCCAGACCTTTGTTGATCATTGCCTGTTTCCAACTGTCACGAGCATACACCATAAAACGGAATTCGCCGCCGGGCTTGAGAGCCTGATACACATTGTTGATAATTTTATCAATGGCAGGAAAATGATGTATAACACCGTAACTGTAGATCAAATCAAACTGTGGTAAGCCTGTGTACATGTCCTGATCGCTGGCGTCGCCACAGTGGAAATTGCCGTTGAGTTCTTCAACTTCGAATCGTTTACGAGCAAGTTTGACACTTTCTTCACTGTAGTCTATGCCGTAATAGTCAGCGCCGTGCCGGGCAAACTCCGCAGCATCAGAACCAATACCAGGACCAATTTCCAACACCTGTTTGCCTTGCCACAGGTGAAAGCCGGCAAACTCTGGAATATGCGGTTCCACTTGGAATCTACGAGCTGATACTTCTTTAAAGAAATCTAAACTGCCTATTTCGTTTCCGCTATGCCGAATGTTACAAGGCTGATTGTTCCAGTATTGTTTGATGCGGTCTTCCAGTGTTGATGTCATGACTGTTTTGCCCATACAGGTTTCCATTGACTCATTTGATTGTTTGGATCATTGGCTTGTAATTTTTCCCACGGATTTTGTTTGCCAGCAAACACTGCTTCGGCAAAGCCGCAGTCTAGACCCTGCGATTTCATGTGGGTGATCAATTTGATCAAATCTGCCACACGCCGGTCGTGCCATGACTTGTGATGAAAGTCTCTGGGATCAGTTGGATTGCCTTCCAACATGGGTCGCTTTTCAAAAATCTCGTCGTTGTTGTTGCCGGTCAAATCAAATCTATCATGTGTCACATGCACTTCGATGCGCTTCCAAATGTCAAGCACATAGGCCTGTTGGCTAAGCCATGCGTCACTGATTTGATGTGGACTTAGATATCCAAACAATTCAAACCATGCTCGCGGAACAATGGGAAAAATGCTGTAAGGATGATCGTTGTGTGTGTGAAATGCCAGCACTTTGAACTCGCCGGTATGATCAGCTATCACAGTGTCCCAGCCCTGGGTTTCCATAATAGCATCGTCATTCCAGAAAACCAACCAATCAGCATCGGAATGCCGGGCCAGACCATTTACATATTCGTTTAGACGAATATATCCCATCGGTGCAAACACATGCGCCTGGTAGTTTACCCCAAGTTGATCCAATTCCGGTTGCAGTTCCGTTGTAAAATAGTCAACAGTTTCTGTATCATCCTCGTCAAATCCCATCAATATCTGGAACGAATCAATGTCATCTGCTGTGTTGACTGCGCTGAGAATGCTGCGCTTTAGTGCTTCTCTGCGGCCTCTAGTGGGCAGCAGCAACGATATACAGTACTCACTCATGTTTCTTACATTTATTTTTTATTGCCAAACAGTTGCAACAGGCTTATGAACAAGTTGATAAAGTCCAGATACAAAGTTAATGCGCCCATGACTTCTTCACGGCCGGTTTCAGTATCAATTGACACCAGCTCTCGAATACGCTGTGTATCATATGCAGTTAGTCCTAGGAATACAATAATGGCAATGGCCGAGATAACCATTTGTATCACTGTGCTACCAATAAAGATATTGATGATGCTGGCAATCACAATGGCAATCAAGCCCACAAACATCATCTGTCCCATAGAGCTTAGGTCTTTTTTGGTAAAGTATCCATATCCACTCATGGTAGCAAACAGCACGCCAGCCCCCATAAAGGCTGTAGAGATACTGCCCATGGTGTACACAGCAAAGATTGTGGCAAAGCTCAGCCCCATCAGTGCAGCAAACACTTGTAAGAACACTTGTAGGCCGGTCCTATCTAGTTTTTCTTGTGCAAAAGTCAAACCCAAGATGGCCACCAGCGGAGCAAAAATAACAATCCATTTTAAAATGCCTGTAAAAAAGAATTCCAGCAGTTCGGGAGTAGTGCCCACAAAGTAGCTGACAATCATGCTGGTGACAACAGCAAGACTCATGTGTCCGTAGACACGACCCATTGCTTCGTTGATGCCCGAAGCTGACCGATAAATTGTTGCGTACATTATATTTTCTCCTTATTCAAATAAATCTTCCATCCACTCACGATGTCCTTCGCGGAATGCCATGTTGCTTTGTGTTTCTCGAACCTCAACACGATAACACCAAAGTCGTTGTGCTTCACCGTGCCCCAGGTAATCCGGGATATACACACCATTGACATACTTGTAAAGCTGATCTGCTAGACCTTCGCAGCCTAGTTTGGGTAGAATTGTCAGTTTGGCCAACTTGCGCTGTTCCATCTCTTTGTAAAACGCCAGTTCAGGATCGTCCTCTGCTACCAGCAGGGTGTGATCAAATTGACTTTCTAGCACAGATTTGAGTTCGGAAAGACCACCGTAGTCAGCTGCCCAATTTCGTGCATCTAGATAGTTGGTACCAAAATAAAACTTCATGCTGAAACTGTAGCCGTGTATCAGATTACAGTGACTGTCCGCACGCCATTGTCGATATGCGCAGGGAAAAGAATCGTGATATTCTTTTGTACTTGTGTACTTGTATTGTATGGGTTGATTTGCCATCGTTGAATAATAATTTGCCATTATGTGTCTCCTATGTGATTATAGCATAGGTGGCAGAGTTTGTAAAGCGGGAGTGACACCAAGACCGCTATGTTTTTATTTATGGTAGTTGCCCTTGCCAGGAATGGTATTGCGTACACCGCCCACTGGATCCTCAACATCTCCGTGCCGCCTAGGAATCAAATGCACATGTGGCCACTCAACTGTCTGTCCTGCGGCACTCCCATAATTCATACCAATATTGAATCCGTCACACAGACCGTTTTCAATCATGGTCTGTCCATGTCTGATTGCATCGTTGAATGCATCAAGCAACACTGCTATGGTATTGTGTTTGGGAACAAACAACAGGTGTCCCGGTGTACACGGATACCGATCCTCGTATATTGCTACATGGAAATCTTCACTTACCAAAGTTGTCCATGGAGCATAACTATCCTCAATCGAATCCGGAACAGTTTCAAATATACGAGTTGTAGGTTTCATTATAGAGCAATCTTGTATTTCAAACCAATTTGGCCTGTGCCATCTTGGCCATATGTGGCGGATAAATTTAGGCTGTGGTTGCGCACAGGCGCATAGTCAACGCTGGCACCAAGAAAACCAGTGCGTTGATTACGGATCTGATTGGTTGCGTTGCTGTAGTGCATGACCCCATCAGCATCAACACTGGTGGGAACTGTCAAGTTGACTGAGCCACTGGTCACAGTGGGCTTGAAGCCAGCATACAAGTTCACACTGTTGTTCCTCCACCCTGCTACAGCATAGGCACTGCGAATGTCAGACACGCGATTGACCATGGCGTACTGGTATTGGCCCGAAGTGTTCATAACACCTGCCTGTGCCCATGCACCAGAGACATCTGGGCTGTACAACATACTGAATTCAGCAGTGGTGGAGCCAGAACTTTGTCCCCACATGCCAGAGAAGTTGACCCAAGGATTGTGTGCCACTTGTGTGACTGTGGCTTGATATTGCAAGGCTTGCCGATGAAGATCAAATGCTTGGCTGCTGACTCCAACACTGATGTTGGCACCCGTGCCACTGATGGTCACACCGCGGGCTGTGACTGAAGGACCTGCAAATTTACTGCTCCAGCTTTGACCCGCAGTCTGCTGCATGTGTTCCACAGGCTGCACAGTGCTGCCAGCAGCAGATGACAGGTTCACCGTAAAGTCTCGCGCAAAGCTGTCCACAGCTGACACAGCGGACAGCATGCTGGACACTGATGCATCCATCACACCAACAATAGCCAAACCGCCGCTGAGTGGCACGGCTGTGCCTGTTCGACCTGTGACTGAAACGCCCAGAGAACCCACTGGCTGTGTGGCCCTGTTGAGATCCAACAGCCCGTGCCCCATTTGATCTGGGTTGTAGTTTTGTATGTTTTTATTGGCAGTTTTAAACAGCAACTGAGCCAGCTGATCACCTTGCATGTAGGGCCACAGCTGATGCACCACAGCCACTGCACCTGATATGGCTGGCGCAGCAAAACTGGTGCCGCTGCTGGTTCGATATGCACCGTCTGCGCCCACAGTTTCAATGGCCACACTGGGAGCCATCAAGAAGAAGTCTTTGGTGCGATAACGGTCTTGACACACCTGATTCACTGACACTTTGCAAATGTGTCCTGCACCGTTGCCCTCAACTGAGTTGGTAGTGGTGTTCCAGCCACCTGCAATGATCATCTGCCCGTTCATCACGAGTCGGCCGTCCGTGCCCACAGCAGACGCAAACACCGCAGGCGACTGCACATAGCCCAGCCCTTGATTGCCTGCGGCCACCACCAGCACCATTTGCTTGCCCAACACAGTGGACCAATCAGTTGGCCTTTCCAGGTTGTAGTAGTTGGTGCCACCGTAGTTGATGTGATTGCTGTAGAAAGTACCGTCGGCCAACTTGTAAACAGAACTGGTGTAGTCAGTGGCATAGTTGGTATTGGCACTCAAATTAGCCACGACAATGTCTGTGTACTGCTGTGCCCACACCAGTGCTTGACGAGCAGCCGTCATGCTGACGCTGGTGCTGTTGCCGATCTTGGCAATGGCCAGATTGGCATCGTAGGCCACGCCATGCATGCCTTTGCCGTCTCGAGCAGCAGCCGCAATGGCTGCCACTTGGCTGCCGTGACCCACTGTGTCCAGTATGCTGGTCTGCGTGTAGTCAACGCTGTATTTGATTTTTCCAGCAAACTCACTGCCAGTGGCAGCAATGCCA